ATGCAAACGTATTGCCAGTTTGGTTCTCGATCACAGCGCTGGCGATTACTGCATCAGCCACGGCGTAGATCTGCCAGAAGCGGCCGGCATGCGCAGCGGTATCGTCGATGTACTCAAAACCGATGCTGTAAGACCGATCCATGGTCAGCTCCGTTTGATCGCAACGTTACCCGGTCCACTGATTCTAAGCCCTGTCAAATAGCGCTCCATGATCGGCGGTACCTTGTCAACGCCGACGGCGCCATAGCCAAGGTTAGGCGTCACGTCTAGGCTGCCGATTTTGACGTTTTTGTAGTCTTCCAGCCCGCTAAGGCCAAGGCCGTCTGGGTTGTTGTTAAGGTAAACGGCCAGCACCACCTGCGCGCGCTTGATTTGATCTGGGATTTCGTTGTCGGCAAAGTAGTCGGTGGTAATGCGAAACGGAAATCCCACCGCGTAGGTATTGATATAGGTATCGGGCTTGCGAACACCAGTTCGCGGCCATTGCATTGACTGGGTATCAGTAGAGCGAGCACCAAGAAAACGTTCACGATCTAGCCTCTGCGCAGCGGAATACAACGCACGGTTTTTGTTGTCCGTGGTTGCGGCAGCCCAAGCTGTCACGTCAGCATCTAGCACCATGCCATCAATGATGGCCTGCGCATCAGCCAACGTCAGATATGAGTTTGCGTCTGCCGCGTTTGGCGTTGCGATGATCGTGATTGCCATCGTCAGGCTCCGTTACATCTAGTGTAGGCATTGGCTCTGCAATAGAAAATGAGGCCACCTCCAAAGAGGCAGCCTCTTGATCACGCAGTCGCCGGAAAGCGAACAGCCCCATCAGACGCGCTTGAGCAGCACGGTCAGGATCACACCAGCTAGGGAAGTGGTGGTGCCTGTCACGTCAAGTGCCAAGCGGTTCCCGGCTTCCAGCACCAAGTTGCCATTAGTGGCGGTCAGGGCAGGAGCCTGCTCGGTCAGGGCAGTGCCCTTGAGGTCGAGCTTGGTATCGCCGAGGAGGTCATCGCCGGCGGTAGCAGCTTCAGTGCCTTGGCACCGGCGGATGGTACCGGTGACGGCACTGCCATCGGTGCCAGCAACAGTGTGGATCTCGCGCACTGCAACCACCTCGCACTTCACCGGAGCGGTGAAGAACTGCACGTCAGCCACAGAAGAGGCGATGAAATGACTGGCAGTGATGTACTGCTCAGTGCTGATTTCAAACTGGGAGGGTTGTGCCATGGTTAGTTACCTCAGAAGTTAGAAGTGACGGTGCCACGGACGATACCAAGGTTCTTGGTTTCGTACACCTTGGTCCAGTTGCCGATGGTGGCAAGCTGAGCTTGGGTCGGGTTGGGGGTCGTGACGGCCCACTTAGCGCCCACGGGGTGGTAGCAGTAGTGCAGGTCGATGGACATGGCATCGCTCTTGGCGAGGATGTCACGATCAGTTTCGGTCTGCATCGCCATTTGCTCACCGCTGGCGATAGCGCCTTGGGTGAAGAAATAGACGGGGTAGTTGGTGCTGGTAGGCACCAGGTCGTCCGAAACGATCACACGCAGGCCCATGTAAGTGGGCACGGAATTGTCGCTGCCGTAAGCACCAGCGATGCTGCCTGCAAACACAGGAGCGATGCCAGTAGTGGCAACAGTGCCGCCACCGCGTGCTTCGGTATTGGTCACGTAATCGATGGCCTTGCGCTCTACGAGGTCGTAATAGACCGCAGAGTGCATGGCAACAGCGGTGAGCTTGTCGCCTTGATCACCCAGCAGCGCACGAGCCTTGGCCACTTGGCGGGGGCCGAGGGCGGTCATGCCGCTCAGGTCAAACGACAGCGGAGCAAAAGCAGCGCCGGTGTTGGAGGTCAGACCGCCAAACACGCCTTCCAGCGTTTTGATCAGGTCCTTCTGGCGCTGGTTAGCCACATAGGAAGCAACCTTGGCGCCGATAGCAGCCATGGGGTCAGCGCCAGCAGCGAGGGCCGCAAGGTCACGGGCCTCAAAGGCGCGGCCACGGTGCAGGATCACGCCAACTTGCTTATCGGCAGTGATCTTGCCAGGCGTCAGCGAGGTGCTATCGGTCAGCACTTCGAAGTCGCCAGACAGGTTGGCCTTCCAGAAGGGGACGTTGATGTAGTCACCACCCTCGGTAGCGTTCAGCTCAGCCATGGGCTGCACCACACCGGATGCCAGGAAGGCATCACGCAGGGTGGTTTGCTCAATGACGTAAGGCGTGAAAATCTCTGGGATGATGATGTCAGAGCGAAGAGTCGCCATGATTCATCTCGGGGAAATGGTTTACGGTGTGGGCGCAGCCCTGGCACCAGCGCAGCCGGTTGCAGATAGCTTAACGCCTTGCAGCAGCTTTTAGCCGATCGTACATATCCCGATCTGTACGGAACAACCGTGATTGTTCGGTCAGGTTGAATGATTCCCGCACAAATGGATTCTTGACGCCTAATGGCAGCTCACCACTGCTGCGGCCTGATGGTGCGCCACTACCCTGTGGCTTGGGTTGCTTTTGCATCCAGGCGGGTAGCGTCTTGGCCCATTCGCTAACAGGTGTGCGCTGGTAGCCATCGACGACTACCACCGTGCCATCAGGGTCACGCTCAATCTGATCACTGCTCAGCTTGGTCTTGAGCACCAAGTCGGGGTCATGCACGATGTCCGCCAATGCGGTCACGGCTGGTGTGACCAGCTCCAACTCACGAACACGGGACTCGAGTTCTGCGATGCGCTGGTCCTTCTGCGCCGTCGCCTCGCGGTACTGCTGCTCCAGAGCTTGCCTTGCTTCGGAGTATTTTCCTTGTTGCTCAAGTTCGGCCTGTTCGGCTTTGCGCTTGAAATCAAGCAGCTCGTCGATGTTGACGCCATCGGGTAGCTTCGGTGACTTCTTGGCTGACCGCAGCTCGGCGATCAATTCTTGATTCTTGCGTTCTAGCGCTTCGACGCTACGTTGCAGCGCTTCAGTGTCACCAGTTGCCGCAGGCTCCTGGATCTGGTTTTCGTCGGACATGCGTATCCCGCAGGGATAGAGTGCGTCACCACTTTACTTTGTCAGCCCAATAGGCAGCGCTAAGCTTGCCCTTTGCGATATTGGCTGCATGGCGCGCTTTAAATGATGCCCTTCTGGCCTTGTCTGCTGCTGATTCTCCTGTTCGCGCTGGTGAGCCAGATACGCCCTGCTGACCGAACCTAATCAACTTGATGGTGTCGCCTTCCTTGGCTAAGACGGCATGTGATTTGCTGGGATTGCTGGGAGTTCGTTTGGGCTTGTTGTAACCCTCAAACTGCTCACCACGATAGGTGATCATTTTTTGCCCTTTGGCTTGCGTTTCTTGGCAGTCTTGGCCGCAGCCTTGAACGCAGCGGCAGATGGCCTGCCTTCTTCGCCCTTGCGTGCCATGCGTTCCTTGCTGCCATGCTCAATGCGCTCGCGCTTGGCGTGGATGTTGGCGTAAAGACCGGGTTTCTTGGCCATCACTTACGCTTCCTTGCTTTTCCGGCTTTTGACAGCGCGATTGCCACGGCTTGCTTTTGCGGTTTGCCCTTTTTCATCTCGGTCTTGATGTTGGCTGATACTGCAGCCTGTGACTTGCCCTTCTTTAACGGCATCGCGCCACTCAGTTACTGATGCAAGCTTAGCCATATCAGGTGCTGCCCAGTATTGGCTGCCGTCATCACGCTGGCACAACACTGCAGCAATCCAATTGCCGTCAACGCAGGCTTCAACAGGATCACTGACGATCAGGCCATTTTGAAAATGCCTAAGGCTTGGCAGGTCCATATCGTTTACGTAGCTGCTCTAAGGTTAACTCTGAGCCGTCATCACGGACTAGCTTTGCAATCGCATCGCGTGGGCCGTACTTATTGGCAAGCCGGTTGAAGTACGGCACCTTTTCTGGCCCTAATGCTTCAGCCTGCACGCTGCGTGGTTGATTGGCTAGCCACTCGCCATAGCTTTGGTTGATTGGCACTTGGCCATCCTTGCTAGCGCGGGTTGCGGTAGTAGACGGTGGCAGGATGTCGGAGTCAATGATGGGCACCGTGGTCGAGCGGCAGTTGAAATGTTGCGGCGGCATTGGCCCTTTGCCGTATTCAAACTCGCGGCCATCTAATGCACGACAGATTGCGCTGGTGCGGGTATCAAGCGTGGCAACGTAGCGATATTTCTTGGTGATGTCTTGATTGGCCTCGTACACCTGCTGGCTGGCGCTGTTGGCCACTTGGTTGATGCTGGTGCGCACTAGGGCCATGACTTGGTTATCGGCCACGGCCGTCGCTTGGCCGCCTGCTGCCACGAGCTGCCCTACGGTCCTGGCCTGCTCGCCAAATTGCAAACTGCCAATCAAGCGCTTGGCGATGTCTGGCGTGGTTTCGCCTGTCAGCAACCCTTGCCGTACCACCTGCGAAAATCGCTCAGCTTGATCAACGGCAATGCCTCTGAACGCTTTGCTAACTACCTCGCCATTGGGCAGTGTGATAGTGGCACCTTGCGCAGCGGTGAGGCTGAATGTCTGCGGTGCGCCTTGCACTGCTGCGAATAAGTCGTCTGATAGTGCGACTACGTTGATTTGCGTCGGGTCTGTCGTGACCACGCTTTGCGCAAACTGCGGGCTGATTTCCACGGTATTGACCGCTGTGCGCGCACCAGCCGGCAACGCCTTGCGTAGCTCTTCGGCTACAAATTCAGACTGCAGCTCGGCCAAGCCCTGCAGCTCTGTTGCCGTTAGCTCTGTTGCATCACCTGCCCATCCAGCCAGTGAATCCCTGAGTTGCGCCAAGATGGCGCGCAACCTGGCAGCCTTGACAGGCGCTGCCAAATCATCAATGGTGCGCAGTTGATTAACTGCATCGATGATGATGTCGTTATATGCATTGATGACACGCCGAGCCACGCTATTGCTATAGCGATTCAAATCAATCGCGTTGCGGTATAGCTTGGCTGGTGTTGTCATTGCATGATGCCCAAGTCTGTTGCGCTATAGCCAGAGCGGATGCTTAAATTAGCGCCGCGATGCAGCGCGCTAGTCACGACTTCCGCAAATGCGTCATACCCATCTTGGCCGTCTTCCATCAATACCACCTCATCAATCGAATCGGGCTTCCCATCCTTGTACCAGCTGATGCGGATGATGGCCAAGATCTCATCTGGCAGCACACTGACGTGATAATCAAGCTCCTGGCGGCGTGGCCTCTTCGGTTCCAACATAATCATCAGATCCACTAGCCAGTCGGTCAGCCTGTCCAGCAGGTTGTAGGTCCATTCCCGCATTAGCCGTGGCCTCCAGTTCTTGTTCAACGTCAAAGTCATCGCCTAAGACCTCGCCATCAGCCAGTTGCTGCAGCAGGGTTTCTTGGGTGATGGTGCCAGCAGTGTAAAGCCCAAGCAGGCTGGTGATTTCCTGCGGGTCAAGCCGGATACCCATAAAGTCGCGGTTCACATGGCAGCTGCCGGCGGCTTCATTCTGGCCGAGGTACTGCGCATGGAACTGCAAGCAATTGTCGATCATATCCTGCATATTTTGCGCAATCACCATCATGGTGCTGTCACCTTGACTGCGATTGATGCGCTTTGCTTCAGCGGTTTCGGCTGTCAGCTTCTGGCCTAGCACTGCCGACAGGCCAAGCTCATTGATCTGCAAGGAAAGCTGCTCGAGCCGTTGAAATTGATACTGAAAGCTAGTGCCGCCAGGTTCGATGTACTCAGCGCGGCCTTCTGCAGGGAATGCAATAGCTTCACCGGGGCCTGCTGATACCTCCTCGGCGCTAGACGGGAAGCCGTAAAACGCCAGCATTGGCACCGCTGAAATGTGCAGCTGGTTATCAAGGTCAGACTGAATCTGATAGGTTTTCAGATTCAGCTCGGCAATGTCCTCCAGCGGCGGCCGTGATTCCATAAAGCCGATACGGTTGGCGTATGCAACGCTGAACGGGATTTCGCTAAGGCTGGTGCGACCTTCGTCCACGATGCGGAAGTCGCCCTTGTCATCCTTCTGGTGGATCTGATACTCGCCAGGCGTTAGCACACGCACCTGCTGCACCACTTTCTCGCCGTACTCACCATCAGGCATGCTGGCCAGCTCCTGCAGGCGCAGCATGGTCAGCTGCTGCTTGCCTTCCTTGGCCTCAGTGCGCCATCCAAGGATGTCGCGTGGAGTGTAGGTCACCCAATACGGCCTGCCGCCGTCAGCAGGTGCGTCCACCAGCGTACCGATATGGCCGTAACGCACCATCTTGCGTGCGGTCTCATAGGTCCACACATTGAGGTCGTTGCCGTTGAGGTCTACGTCAAACAACTGTTCACGGATGGTGTCACTGGTATCGATCAACCTCACCGGCTTGCGGGTCAGCATTCCAGCCAGCAGTCGCTCAAGGCGTTGGTAGTACGGCGGCACCACGCTGCGAGCAAGACGGTTGTCGTAAGACTCATCCTGCTCGCGTGGTTCTTGTGGCAGGTAGCGGCGGTGCTTGCAACGCATCTCATAAGTCCCGCCCAGCAAGTCTTCAATCAGGATCCAATGCGCCTCTTGCGCGTACCACACAGAGTTTGCATCCTGCACACGGGCGACCTTACGCTCTGCCGTAGGCCGGTCGTAGTAGTTGAAGCCGGAATAGACCATTACAGCGGCGCAGTCATGAATACAGTTTAAGCGGCAATCAGCGTGATGCTATTGCGGCCAATCTTGATGTCAAACTCAGCGCCGGGCTCGTAACCCATCTCGCGTAGGTAGCCGTCACCAATCTGCAGCTTGCCATTGAATTGCACCTTTGCCTTGTAGGTCAGGCCGCGGCCGCGCTTTGCTGTCTTGCTGCCTAGGTCAACGCCTTTGGCTTCCAGCAGCGCCTCATAGAACTGCGTGAATGCCACGCGATCCTTGATGACGTACCCGCATTCACGGACCAGCTCGGTCTTGTTGAGATGCCCAGATTCTTTGACTTTCGACAGTAGTTCAGCGCCGGTCAGCATGAGTGCAGTAAATGGATGGCGGATTTAATATAGCCTGATGCCCGTGCTGCGCCCAGCACCTGCGTGCAATGGGTTGAACTCACGCCAGATGATGTAGCCAAGCGCATCGTTCATGTGGTCGTAGCCTGCATCCTTATCAGGCTCGCCTTTCTCGTTGTAAGACTGCAGCTCAAGGCACTCGATCACCTTGCGGCAGCCGCTTGCCACCTGCAGCCGGACTTGGCCTTTGCCGTTTTCCAGCAAAGCCTGAACAGCAGCCACGCGATCACGGACGGGAGGATTGCTACGTGGCGATTGGTTTGACATGCCATATGACTCAAGGATCTGGATGTCTGTTTGTGCAGCGTTGGTGCTGCGGTTGCCGCCACTGGCGTCAGGATAAACATAGATGCGATGCGTTGAATATCTGGATTTGATCGACTGCGCTAGAGCGTCAGTGTCATGCGCGCCTGAGATCTCATCTACCACTAGCAAGGTGCTGCCCTGCCGGATAGCAATGACGGCTGACATGTTGCCAACGTTAAAGTCAACGCCAACTCTGAGCGGCTCGTTGCTGATGTCTGGCATGGCTGCCAAGACATGCTTGCTACGGTCAAAGCGGTCATACACCTGGCCAGTGGTGAGGTTAACAAATTCACCGTCTAGGTATGCCTTGAGGAGGCTTGGATCGTAGTTGGCCTGCAGCCGCTCGATAAAGTCCGGTGGCAGGTGCGGGTTGTCCACGGTGCGCATCTTGATCAGATGCCGATCTGCGCGCGCCTTGGCATCATCACTGCCAAACGTGTTCCACATCCAGCGGAAGCCCTCTGGTGTGCTGGCCGCGGCAAACTGCCGGACATTGCCAGAGCGCAAACGACCAAGGATCTTCGGGAATGCCTTGTTGGCGATAGATGGCGTCACCGTGTCGATCTCATCGGCCAGCACCCAAGCAAGGTTGAGGCCGATAATCCGTGACCAGTTCTCAAACGACCGGCAAAGGATCTTGGTGTCGCCCTGCGGCAGGTGCAGCGTGTATTCCGGCAACGGACTAGCTCTGAAGGTGTATGGGATGTCATACGCCTCTAGGAAATCATCAAAGTCGTTCTGCCAGATATCGCGAATCAATGGGCCGGTGGGCTCCATCACGGCGCCGATAAAGCCTTGATTGGCCGCGGCCAGCATCACCGCCTTGGCGCATAGCGCCCTGGTCTTGCCGGCGCCATACCCGGCAGAGATGCCCAGGATCTGCGTTGCGGTGTCATCGACAAACGCAAGCTGCCCAGGGTGCAGGTCTGCGCGGATGGTGGCTAGGCGCTCGGCTAAATCCAGCTCGTTGGATTCATCCAATTGCAATGCTGATCGCAAAAGCAGATCAGCTTCAATGCAGCTCACTTGCCAACAAGGCCAAGCATTTCAGCTTGCAGGCGGACAGCGCCAATAACCGAGCCAAGTTGGTTAGTGCGCATTCCACGCTCAATGGTCATCTCAAGCGTCTGCAATCGCTTGGCCTTCATTTCGGCCAGCGTTGACTTATCCCACGTTTGATACAACAACTGTTTGGCGCAGTCGTACCACTTATCTGCGGTCGGACGGCACACCCCCCATTTTTCAATAATGAGCTTTGGGATTGATATGCCGTTCGAGCCAGCAGCTACTATCTCGGCCAGTTCAGACCAAATGCACAACAGCTCTTCGTGAGTGTAGTGAGTTTTCTCTTTGGTCTTTGACCGTGCCATGTGATCAGCGTACCTGAACTGGCATTACCAGTGTAAGGCCAGGCTCAAATACTACAGGAGTAGTTGAGCTGTTGCCGCTGATGGTAGCAGTATCACCGTCTAGATGCTTGAAGGCATCAATGAGGTAATGCACGTTGAAGGCCAAGGTTGGCAGCGTGCCATCCATGGCAATGGACTCTGACCCGCTGTTGGCTTCAGCCTCGGCGGCAATGGTAAGCCGCTTGGATTTCGCGGTGAGCTTGACGACACTGTTGTGGCTGTCGGCGATAACTGCTACGCGCTCAAGAGCAGACAGCATTGCAAGGCGGTCTACGACTGCGGTGTGCTCATAGCTGGCGGGGACTAGCGCCTGCACGTTGGGGTAGGTGCCGTCCAATAACCGCGAAACGATCATGGTGCCATCGGCAAGGGCGATAGCGGCCTGGTGCTTGTCTGCGGTAATGGTGGCCGGCTGACGGATCTGCTGCAGGGTGCGCGCAGGTAGCACGAGATCGAGATCTGCGGCATCGGTGTCGGCGATACGCACGGCAAGGCGATGACCGTCTGTGGCCTCAAGACGCAGGGCACCGCTTGCGATGGTGACATGCACGCCAGTCAGCAGCTGCTTGGACGCATCGGTGGCAGCAGCTGGCAATACGGCCGCCAATGGCGCTGTGAGGTCCACAGCAGCGCTTGCAGCGGCATCCACCACCGGCAATGCAGGGAAGTCATCCGCAGAGGCCACGGAGAGGCTGTAGGAGCCGCCTGCAGCGGTCAGCGTGACGCGCGTACCGTCCACGGCCAGCGACAGCGCCTCAGAGGCGTCCAGACGGCCTGTGATGTCCGCTAGCAGCCGATGAGGCACCACGCACGCGCCAGCGGTGTCTACGGCAGCAGTGATGGCGGTGCTAATGCCAAGGTCGAGGTCGTAGGCGGTGATGCGTACGGCGCCGTCATCAGCGGCGAGGAGCACACCAGCAAGGATCGGATGGCCAGAGCGTCCGGTACCTACAGCGCGGGATACAGCGCGGAGGGCATGGGACAGGTCGGACTGTGAGCAGGTGAATTTCATTGTGCAGCAGCTTCGGATAAGGCGTTGATGATGGCGTCGCAATCAACTTGAAAAGAACCGACGAGTTCCAACGGGATTGGTTGGCTGTCGTCCTGTGCGTTGTCGCGGATGGCATGGGCGTAAGCCAATGCCTGGGTGATGGATTCATGAAGCCGGTTGATCACCGGCGACTGCTTGGCGGGAATGCTGATCGAGTCTTGTGATGACATACGCAACGAGATGCTCAACGTGTCGATGCGACAGATCACCACGCATGTGGGCAGCAGCACCAGACACGAGGCGATGGTAGTCGGCTGTGGTCAACCCTGCAACCCCACTGCTTAAGGAACGGTCACGGATCAACTGCGCACGGCTGGTGCCGAGCGATGCGGCCTGCTGGTCCAGAGCGGTGAGGTCTTCGGGCTGGAAGCGGACTTTGATTTCTTGCATTGGTCCCATGGGTGAGGCGGCAGCATACGTCCAACCAGGGTTCTGAGGTTGGGACGGCGAGATCCCTTGCGGGCCAAGGCTTCTCCTAACCGTCTAACCTCCCAACCTCTAGTAGTAAGTAAGTAAAAGAGGGGTGGGGGGGGAGTACGGGGTAACTCTGTAAGGGAAGTGGGTCGGTCCGCTGGTTAGGCGGCTGAGATCGACTGCAGCGCAAGGCGTCTGACCGTCTAGCCGGCATGTTGGCCGTCCAACTGGTAGTACCAACGCCTCTTGCCGGTCGATTCGCGGCGTTTCGCCCAACCCAGCTCCTTCAGGATCGAAGCCACCTGCATCTGGTCGGCCTTGGACTGGCGCTCCATTGGCTTCTGGATGGCCTTGGCAAGGATCTCTTCGGAGGTCAGCAGGTCAGCGCTGCGGCGCTCAGCGAGGTAGGAAAGGATGGCGGCACGCCATGGCGACTCGATCATGTAGGCATCGTTTTCTTGCTGAACGGCTAGCTCCATGGCTGCAGGAAGGCGGCTGGTTTCACCGTTGCGGTAGGCATGAACCGCTGCAGACCAGATGGCATCACGCTCCATTAAGAGCATCGCAGTGTTGATTTGATCCACCTGTGTCCTGGTCGTAGGTATCACCCAGAAACGACGGTTTCCGGTTTCATCCACAAGAAAGCCAGCGGTTTTATTAGTGGTGCCAACAATGATGCCACGCCTTGGGA